GCTTGAGGGAATTGAACATCTGCATTGGTAGAACTTGCACCATTAGAAGGCGCTGCAAACGTAGCAGACTGACGCGCATAAGACGTACCAGAACACTCAGTACCAGAACCAGCGTCTGTTGGGTCGCTTAAAAACAAAGCCACATAAACAGTCGTTGGAGCCGTGTAGCTTGTTGCTCGCAATGTGACGTTGATTAAGGCGTTTTCTAGGTAGTTGGAAATTGCAGACATTGATTACCTCACAGCGTAAGACATTGAAAGTGGGACACCTGAATACTGAGATGCTTCATCAGATTTTGTCAGGGTTGAGATTGCGCGGTCATACAAAGAACCCCATGTATTGATTCGTGCATCATTCATCAGATACGGCTCTGCCTCCACTAAAGATGCGTAAAGCAAAGCATCAGGCGCATTGGCCATGAAGGTATTGCTTGAATTTGTGTCACTCATAAACGTAGGAGCGCCAAAGTAAAGCATCTCAAGGGTATAGGTCGCATCAGGCACAGGAGACAGCTTAAACTCACTTGCAAGAATCGTGTAGTTCAGCGGCTTGCCACTAAAAGTCGTGTTTGTATTACGGCTAAAAATAGCAGGGCTAACATACGTCAGAGGCTGGATTGGATTGGTTGAAACGTAAAAGTCACGCGCCTCAAGAAAGTCAGTAGGCAAAGCCACAGACGCATCACCGCCTGTCGTGGTCGTGGTCACAGATTTAAGCATCTGGCGAATCCGAAGCTCTCGGCGTAGACGCAACTCAGCAAAACGAATGAAATCAGGGATTTGTGTCGTTAAGTCTGTGCGAGCCAAGTAGTTGGCCACAGTTGTCTTTAGGTCTGAATAAGTAGCCAAGCTCATGCGTCATCCCATCCATATTCGTAAGTGCCGATATGCCTAATGTGCATCGAGAGATCGTGGTCAATCACAGTTTGATAACCAGCGTCAAACGCCTTTGCACAGAAATAAATATCTTCACCAATTGTCCCACCTTTGTCGGTTTGTTCAAACCAAAACCAAGGTTTTTGTGCAGCTTGGAACACTTCTTTTTTAATTAGAACCATTCCAAAGCCAACACCCATCACTTGCTCAAGACCCGTCTTACCCTTGCTGTTGACCTTGACCAGATCGTTTGTCTCTGGGTCAATGTCTAACGCTGTTGGCTTGACAGGGAATCTGCGTGTCGTTGCGTTCACGCCCACAATGGGCAAGTCACGGGACAACAGAATCTCTAACGCATCTTTTGGAAACCGCATATCAGAATCAACCCACAGGATAGCGTCAGCACCATCCTTTAGGGCTTCCTCTGCCAGACGCTCACGCTGATTAAAGATCAAAGTGCCTGGCACTTGGTAGATCATCAGCGAGCCGCCATTGGCACATCTCGTCACACCTTCATAAGCACAGAGCTTGGCCAAGTCAAAGGCAAACCCCGTCATTACTGTGTCACGGCATGGAACGCAAATAGCAACCTTCATACTTGTCCTGGTCGAGTTCTAAAGAACCGATTATCAGGGTTATTCAAGAAGGCTCGAAACCTTTTCTCATCTAAAACTGCAAAACCTCGCATGACGCCCTGTTTATTCAGGTCATCTACCACTACGTTTGGAATACTTGCAACCTTTGTCCACTCACCCCATTTGGCTTTTTCGTCAATGGCGTTGAATTGGGCTTTGTTGCTCTCAATAATCCCCGTAATGTCTTGCTTAGTCTCAATAACATAATTCCCATCTACGTCATGGAAATTAGATTCTTTACCGTCTTTAAATGATAAATGTCGCATAAAAAAGGGGGGTGATTAGCCCCCCAGTTAGATTAAGAAGTGGTCAAGTCAGCAGCAATACCGTGTGCAGCTTCGTTACGCATTTCCAATGTCAACTCAGCGAGAATTTGTGTCTTCTCTGCGTCACCAGCTTTAGCCAATTCGTTTGTGGCGAATGGGCGCAAGTAAGCAACTGCTGCGTATTCAGGGTCAAGCACCAAAGCGTCACGGGTACGCATGAAGCGTGAAGGCACAACCGAAACTGTACCGAAGTCGCTCATGTATACATCAGCAGCGCCGATGATGGTTGTTGGCTCGTTTGAAGGAGCCATATAGCGTTGTGCAGCGATACCAGCGAAGGCAGACACAGCTTGCTTCTGGAAAGGGCCAACCAACAAAACTTTAGGATTGCCGCCAGAGGTGTAAACCTTCTGGATAACTTCCTTCAGAATTGTCTCTGTGAAAGCGCGTTGTGTGCCATCAGTACGGGTAGAAACACCAATGGTAGTTGGGTCAACACCAGCGGTAGTGCCAGACGACTTGCTTGTGTTGCTCTTAATCCAAGACAACAAACCACCCATAGTGCGGGCAGTAGAAGCGTTACCAGCAGACTGACCTTGGTTTGCACACAAGATTGTCTCGATGTCGCGCTTGAGTTCAGCAGAAGCCTTAGACAACTGGTAAGCCTTTTCAGACTTGCGACCAGCTTTGTCCACAGAATCCAAAGTGCCAGAGATTTTGATTGTCTTTTGCACGATCTGGGTGTAGTTGCCCAAACGCACAGTTGGAGACATGGTTGCGTCAGAAGCGTCAGCGCCTTCAACCGCTGCGTTTGCAGTAGTTGCAGCAGCCAAGCTGTCAGTCTGCCACTCGTGGTAAACAGCAGTTGCTTTGCCGCGAGCCAAGGTAGACATCACAGGGGTGTCAGTTGGGGAGATGTCATAAATAACATCGGAAAGGTCGTCACGCTGGCCAACAGCGGTGTAGGTTTGATAGGTTGCCATGATAAATCCTTAGATAAATTTCTCAAAAAGTAAAGCTGCGTCACGGACTTTGCCCGTTTGTTGCAACTTCGCATGAAGTTTTTTGTTCTGCTCTGCCTCTGAATTTCGTGGCATTGATGTACCCGCTTTTAGCATCTTCGGAGCCGCTTCTACCTTTTTGGCAATTGAAGGCTTATTACTCTGAAGTTTCGCGTACTTCATACCATGATACAGACTCAAAACAGCGCGAGAATCGTACAACCCTGCAAGCTCTTGGTCACTCCAACCGATTGATTTAGCATATTCACGAATATCCTTGCGGATGGAATCGCCCTCTTTCGGGTTTGCGTAACCTGGAATAACTGATGACAGTTTCTGACTCTCCTCAGCGAGATGGTATTGCAGGCGCT